TGGCTAGTAAGGTTAGTGACAAACAATTATGCTCTATTATGAAATGTGATAATCTCAGTCAACTAGTAAATATGGCATGGTCTATCATTGGGAAGAAAAAATATTTAGGTGACTATCAAAGTTATATTACACACATGCGTAATAAAAACAAGAGTGAAGAAGATATTGATACCATGATTGAATATGCTAATACATTAGCAGAATTGAATAGTCAGTTCGATGTTCAGTTGGATGATTTTATGCAACCAGCAAACTGGGGGATGTATCAAGGTAAACCAGTCATCGTTGATGTTGGCTTCAACAGTAACGTGATGCAACAATACTATAAGAGATGAGAATTTAAGAACCCACCTTAGGGCCGGTGTCGCTATCGGTTAGAGCGTAAGCTCAGGCGTCAAAAGGGCGGCTGCTGCCCTAGCAAAGAGTTACGCCAGATTCTTGCTCAAGTGAGCATTTTATTTTGAAATACAACATGAAGAAAATTATAACAACACTATTACTAGCACTTGTAGCAACTACTGGATATGCACAAAAAGCACCCAAAGAACCTGAGGGTATGACATATGATGCAAAAATTATACGAGTCAGTGATGGCGATACTATTGTTATTGCCGCACCGTTTTTGCCGGCCCCTCTCAAGCCAGAACTAGCAGTGCGTATCTACGGTGTTGACACTCCGGAAAAAGGATTTCGTGCTCAATGCCCACAAGAGAACGAGCGAGCACAAGCCGCAAGTGCTTGGACTACACAGTTGATCAAGAGCGCACCTAAGCACCAAGTTATCCTATACAAGTGGGACAAGTTTGGTGGCCGTGTTATCGGTGACATCATAGTCAACGGACAAAGTATACGCCGTGGACTTATTGCCAATGGTTTTGCTCGTGAGTATTTTGGCGATGCAAAGCAATCTTGGTGTAACTAAGACTAAATATATTCATGAACGCATACGAATTTATTGCCGAATCTGCTGTTGACGAACTTGCAAAAACACTACCAAGTTTGGAGAAACACAATTACACTGCTATTGATTCAATGGTTCGTAGAGTTGCGGCCAAACATAGAATTAATAAAGATTTATTATCTGATATATTTGCAAAGAAATTTGATAGAACACCAAGTCAATGGATAGACGGCAAATTAGATGAAGAAGGTAATGTTGATTCAAACATAGCACAAGAAGTTGAAAATTTCGTTAAGTGGGCTTCTGGCGTATTGAATGTTAAATCCAAACCAAAATTTGAATTGAGTATGGATACCAATCAAGCACAAGACGGACATCACACCGGAGCACATTCACCTGATTCTAATCATGTTTGGGTGTATGTGAACAATCGTAATTTAGTAGATATACTACGAACAGTATTTCACGAACTAGTGCATGTCCGACAAGGCGAATTGGGTATGATACAACCAGGTGATAGTTATCCGGGCAGTCCAATTGAAGCAATGGCTGATATGCTAGCAGGTAAATACATCAAAATCTACGGCGAAAAGAACCATCATATTTTTCAATGACATATCAATTTATCTTAGAAAATATTCATGGGTATTTAGTAAATCAACTCGATGGTAGTTCGTTGTCAGTAGAACATTTTTATGCTTCATTAGAATCTAGTATACAGCAAACAAGAGATCAAGGATTTATTCCCTTCTTAGTTATGACCGATCTAATAGAAGGAAGAATGTACGACAAAGAAATAAATCATAAATTTGATGAGTTTCGTAAACTTATGTCAACTAAAAAAATTGAATATATTTTCGTGTGTGACGCTGAGTGTAGAGAACATAGTGAACTCATAGACAAAGGTGATGTGTTGTACTCTAATTTTCTGTTGCTATCGTCATATACCAGAAGCATATTAGAAAAAAATCAAGAAGTTAATGACCATTGGAACCACACCAGCAATAAAGGTTTATGGACTCCGGGTAAAATGGATAGACCACATCGTGCATTGTTGATGAAAAGACTATGGGAAGATCGGTTGCTTGATAGTATAGAATATTCCTGTTACTTATCTAACTTCGACTATATTCATAAAACGTTTTTCAGCAACTATGACAATGAACAGTTTGATAGATTCAGTAGAGAAACTTCCAAACATTTAGATTTAATAAATGTTGAGAATTTTCCTCAAATTGAGATGTTCAATGGATATCCATATGATGTTAACATCTATAAAAATACTTCTTTCTCTATTATTACTGAATCTGACTTTTGTACTAGATTGGGTTGGACTCCTAAAATAACTGAAAAAACTTATAGAGCTATTGCTAACAATCACCCAATTATATCGGTATGGTTTCCGGGCATGTTACACAAACTGCATGGTTATGGCTTTAAAACGTTCGAAGAATATATGCTAGTTCCAGAATACAATGATATACTAGACCTAGATGAACGTATAGAAGCATCACTGAAAAATATATTGCATTTCCAAACTATCCTACAAGATAAACACATTGTCGAAAAAATAAAGAATGATGTGGCTCATAATCTAACTACTCTGGTTCAGTTAGCACATAAAGAAATAGAAATTCTTTCTCCCATATTTGAAAGAGATCAAAACCCAAATTTAAAATTTGATCCTATAACAATGTCTTATTTTCTATTTCCAAGCAGGCCATCATTTTTAGGTAACCATTCTAATTGACTTTAAACTGATTAGATAGTATACTATAGCAATGTTAAAGTTGCTAGTCCCATTACCCAAACAAATCACTATTGCATGTAGCGGTGGTGTTGATAGTATGGCTGTTGTTGACTTTCTTAAAAAAAAGCACGATGTGACCATTGCACATTTTCATCACGGTACTGAAACCGGTCAAAAAGCATTTAAATTTGTTGCTCAATATTGTACAGATAATAATATCCCCATGATGTTTGGCACACCCCGTAGTGAAAAATCAAAAGAAGAAAGTCAAGAAGAATATTGGCGTAGGGTGCGATATGAGTTCTTAAATGAGTTGGGACCGGTCATCACATGTCATCATTTAGATGATTGTGTAGAAACTTTCATTTGGTCTAGTCTTCACGGCACAGCCAAAGTTATTCCATTAACTCGCAACAATGTATTGCGTCCATTCTTAACTACACGCAAAGATGAATTCAAATCCTGGTGCTTACGACACGAAGTACCTTGGGTTGAAGACCAATCTAATCAAGATACCAAATACATGCGCAACTATGTTCGTAATGTGTTGATGCCTCAGGCATTGCATGTTAACCCAGGTTTACATACTTTGGTTAAAAAAATAGTTGAAAAACAACTGTAATTCATATATACTTAGTACTTTCAAGGAGAAAAAATGTCTACTACTAAAACTTTCAGCGGAGATCAAAAGATCAAACTCACTCAACTAATCAATGAGGGCATGGCAACTATGCATGAGATTGATACATTGAATGGTGGGTTGACCGATACAATCAAAGCTGTTGCAGAAGAACTCGAAGTTAAGCCTTCTGTTCTTAAAAAAGCTATCCGTGTTGCACACAAAGCAAGTCTAACACAGACTAATCAAGACAACGAAGAACTTAACACTATCTTAGAGACAGTCGGTAAAACTCTATGACGGTATCACGTCCGATAGATGACTACTGGGGTGAGGTTTCTACTTACAATCCACTCAACATTAGTCGTCCAGATCATGTAGCAGTTTTATATAAAATTTTTATAGAATCATATCCTGAATCGGTTAATCACCGTGAAAAGTTGACTGAATTCTTTTATAAATCTCATGGGCAACTATACCAAGATATGATTGTTCAAATGTATCTTGGATGGAAAACTAATGGCTATTTTGTAGAGTTTGGGGCTACTGATGGCAATGATATCAGTAATACATATACGCTAGAGAAAGAGTTTGGTTGGAATGGTATTCTTGCTGAACCTGCAAGACACTGGCACCCAGAACTCACAAAAAATCGTTCTTGTAATATTGATTTTAACGGTGTATGGGAAACAACCGGTGATCATATTATGTTTCATGAAAGCCATATAAGGCCTGATGCAAGTGCTATGCAACAATATATCACTCCTGACCTATATCAAATGATAGGTGAAAATGCCGATACGTATGAGATTGAAACTATCTCGTTGAATGATCTGTTGAAAAAGTACAATGCCCCAAAAGACATTGATTACATTTCATTGGATACTGAAGGCAGTGAAGTTAACATCTTAGAAGCATTTGATTTTAGCCAATATAAAGTTAAATTCTTCACAGTAGAACACAATAATAAGGAAGTCAATCGTCAGAAAATATATGATCTATTGACTTCAAAAGGATATGATAGAGTGTTAACGTATATATCCAATTGGGATGACTTCTACGTACTAAACGAGTATAATACTATCTAATGAGTTATATTGACGCAATCCACGACAGAGACAGTGACCGCATATATGTGGTAGAGAGAAATACTGAGGGTAAGCGTGCGTACAAAGAGTACCCTGCTAACTACATTCTGTATTACAGCGATCCAAGAGGTAAACAGCGAAGCCTTTACGGTGATCCTGTTTCTCGATTTAGTACACGCAAGCGACAAGAATTTGAGAAAGAAAAACGCATTCACTCAGGCAAGAAATTGTTCGAGAGTGATGTGAACGTAGTGTTCCGTTGCCTTTCTGAAAACTATCTTGGCATCGATGCACCTAAACTTCATACTTGCTTTTTCGACATTGAAGTAGACTTTGATCCTGTTAAGGGATTTAGTCCTACGAGTGATCCATTCAATCCTGTCACAGCTATCAGTTGTTACTTAGATTGGCTAGACCAATGTATCACTCTTGTTATTGCTCCTAAGCACATGACAGATGAAACAGCTAATGAGATTGTATCAGAGTTTGAAAACACTATGTTGTTTAAATCTGAAAAGGAAATGTTTGATGTTTTCTTTCAGTTAATTGAAGACGCTGATGTGTTGACTGGCTGGAACTCTGAGGGCTATGACATTCCCTACATGGTTAATCGTGTAACACGGGTTATGTCCAAAGATGATACTCGCAAGTTTTGTTTAATGGGTCAACTGCCTAAGGCACGAGAATACGAACGATTCGGTAAATCAGAAACTACATACGACTTGGTAGGTCGTATTCACCTTGACTACTTACAACTTTACAAGAAGTACAACTATGAGTCTCGTCACTCATACAAGTTGGATGCTATTGGTGAGATGGAAGTCGGTGAGAACAAAACACAATATGAAGGTACACTTGACCAATTGTATAACAAGGACTTTAAAAAGTTCATTGAATACAACAGGCAAGATACATTGCTTCTAGTTAAAATTCACAACAAACTAAAATTCTTAGATTTGGCAAACGCACTAGCACACGAAAACACAGTGTTGTTGCCCACAGTCATGGGGTCTGTTGCAATGATTGAAATGGCAATCATGAACGAGGCTCATGAAAGAGGTCTGGTAGTTCCAGACAAAAAACGAAAGGACAAAAGTGATGATGAAATACAACAAGCGGCAGGTGCCTATGTTGCTACGCCCAAAAGAGGAATTCATGAATGGGTCGGTGCAGTTGACATCAACTCACTCTACCCGTCAGCAATCCGTGCTCTTAACATGGCCCCAGAAACCATTGTCGCACAAGTCAGACAAACACTCACTGACCAGTATATGAAAGAAAAGGGCATGAAACTTGCCCGAGAAAAGAAACACTACAAAGATGGTGATGATGATGTTACTGGTGCAATCTTATGGGAAGGATTGTTTGGTGCTTTAGAGTACACTGCAATCATGAACCAAGAGCGTGGTACGATGCTCTGGGTAGATTACGAAGACGGGCGCAGTGTTGAAATGTCTGCGGCAGAAATCTGGAAGATGCTCTTTGATAGTCATAATCCTTGGATGATTAGTGCTAATGGTACTATCTTCACTTATGAGCAAGAGGGTGTTATTCCCGGTCTACTGACTCGCTGGTACTCAGATCGTAAGAGTATGCAGAAGAAACTTAAAGAAGCAACGACCGATGCTGATAAAGAGTATTGGGATAAACGACAACTGGTTCGTAAGATTTTGCTTAACTCTGCATATGGTGCGTTGTTGAACGAACACTGTCGTTTCTATGATAAGCGTATTGGTCAATCAGTTACATTGAGTGGTCGTCAAATTGTCAAGCACATGATGAGCCAGATCAATAGTGTAGTAGCAGGTGATTATACACATGAGGGTGAAGCTATTGTTTATGGTGATACTGACTCATGCTACTTCAGTGCTTACACAACTATGAAGCCGCAGATTGATGCAGGTGAATTAGAGTGGAACAAAGATGTCTGTATCGGTTTGTATGATGCTATTGCTGATGAGGCTAATGCTAGTTTCCCTGCTTTCTTAGAAAAAGCATTTCATGCCCCTCGCAAGAACGGTGAAATCATCAAAGCTGGTCGAGAACTTATTGGTGATCGTGCAATCTTCATCACAAAGAAGCGTTATGCAATCAACATCTTTGATAAAGAGGGCAAGCGCAAGGACAAAGATGGCAAAGCTGGTGATATCAAAGCTATGGGTCTTGACTTGAAAAGAGCAGATACTCCTAAATATGTGCAAGAGTTCTTGTTAGAAATTTTGTCTATGGTCATTCAACAAGGTAAGTCAAGAGATGAGGTTCTTGAGAAGATTAAAGAGTTTAAACGAACACTGTCAGCACAGGATAGTTGGACAAAAGGTTCTCCTAAGAGCGTTAACAAGCTAACTTACTATGGCGATAAAGAAGCTAATAGCAAGAAAGGTCGTGAGAATATGCCCGGGCATGTTCGTGCGGCATTGAACTACAACTACTTGCGTAGAGTAAACAGTGACCAATACAGTCAAAAGATTGTTGACGGTATGAAAGTTATTGTTTGTAAACTTAAAGACAATCCACTAGGATTTACTAGTATTGCATATCCAACAGACGAACTACGATTGCCACAATGGTTCTGTGAGTTGCCGTTTGACGACTCAGCTATGGAAAATACACTAGTTGATGAAAAAATAGAAAACTTACTCGGTGTATTGAATTGGGATATTCGTAGTAATTTAGATGTGAAGTCTACATTTGACTCATTGTTTACATTTGGTTAAACAGGTGTTGACTTTCGCAATAAAACCCAATACAATACACAATACAACTGCCTAAATAAGGTATATAAAGGAAAAACATGAAAGACTATCTACAAGACCTAATTCAACACACTAGCTTGGGTGACATTGATTTGGTAAAAGTATCTGGAACAGATAAAGAAACACAGATTAATGCAGTAGCAGAAAACAAATCTGTTGTTGTCACTGGTACATTTAAAACTCCCATCGCAGACTTCATTGGTACATTTGGTATGCCTAACTTGGCAAAGCTAAAAACAATCGTAGGATTCGATGAATATGACAGTGATGCAAAGATTAGTGTAATTAGAACTACTCGTGACAACGAAGAAGTTCCTACTACTATTCACTTTGAGACAAAGAACGGAGACTTTGTTAACGACTATCGCTTAATGGCTAAAGTCATCGTTGAGGAAAAAGTTCGCACACTGACGTTCAAAGGTGCTAACTGGAATGTTGAGTTTCAACCAAGCATAGCCGGTGTACAGCGTCTGAAGAAGCAAGCAAGTGCTAGTAGCGAAGAACAGCATTTCATCATCACTACAAGTGGTAGCGACTTGAAAATTAATTTTGGTGACCCTTCAACTCACTCAGGTAACTTTGTGTTTCAATCAGGTATTACCGGTAAATTAACACAACCTTGGAAGTGGCCAGTGAAAGTATTCACTGCAATCATGGACTTGCCCGGCGACAAGACTATTAGAATCGCAGATCAAGGTGCAGTTGAAATTACTGTTGACAGCGGAATTGCAACTTACAAATATTTACTGCCTGCACAATCAAAATGATTGACTACATAGTCGGTGGCGAGTACCTTAATGTTACTAGTAACAAAGGTACTCAGCCTTATATCAATATGTCTAGTAATCAGCCTATGGTAGGTGCATTGAGTTATGATCCTGGTATTGGACAGATGAAAGTCTACGATGGCAACAGTTGGATGTCGATAGGTGGTGGTAGTGCAGTAGTCAACCTAACACCAAATGCAATTACTATTCTAAAGTGGGCAGAGAAGAAGATGTTCGAAGAACAAGAACTACAAGCTTTATGTGAGCAACATCCTACTATCAAAGATATTGTTCATGAGATGCGAACTACTATGGATAACTATATCAACAAGATTGAAATGGTTAAGGCACTAATACAAAAAGAAGAAAAAGTTTAATGGAACAAGTAAATCTATCAACAAGTCACAACCCTGAATGGGCATTGTTCTTGCCTGCTGTCAGTAGCTTTTATATATCTGGATTAGGTAAGCAACGCAAAGGTGAACAATACTTTGATGCCACACGAATACCTGCACAGTTCAATGGCGATGTTGAGAAACTAAACTTTCTTAATAGCAAAGAAGGTCTCTACTATTACAAATGGGGCTTGTACTCCGCTGGTCATGCTAACTTAGATACAACTGTCAACGATCCTAGCGAATCAATCATTAGAGAACGTGAACAAGGTACATTCATGTTAGGCGACTCAGGTGGTTTTCAGATTCTAAAAGGTCAATGGCCTGCTGATTGGAAAGATCCTAATTGTCCTAAAGCTATGATTAAACGTAAAGCAGTATTGACTTGGATGGACACGTACATGGACTATGGTATGTGTTTAGATATCCCATCACAGTCATTGACAACTTATCACATGAAAGATAAGAACGGTAATAGTCTTCACGGTATCAAAACAATTGAAGAAGCAATTACTGCTACTCATATTAACAACGAATATTTTATTAAGAATCGTTCGGGTAAATGCAAGTTCTTAAACGTTCTTCAGGGACGCAATCATACACAGTCTGACGATTGGTATAATGAAATGAAGAAGTATTGTGATCCGAACATCTACCCGGACAATCACTTCAATGGTTGGGCGTTCGGTGGTCAGAATAAGATTGATGTTGAACTGATGTTGAATAGAATGGTTGGAATCATACATGACGGTTTACTACAAGAAGGCAAGCATGATTTAATACACTGTCTGGGTGTATCAATTTTAGAATATGCCGTGTTGTTCACTGATATTCAACGAGCTATTCGTAAGTATCATAATCCAAATCTACTTATTACATTTGACTGTGCAAGTCCTTTCTTTAGTGCGGCTAAAGGTTTAGCATATTTCAATAACAGTTTTGAGCATGGTAAGAAATGGTCTTACAGTATGGAAAAAACTGCTGAGAAAAAGAGTTATGCAAACGATACACGAAAGTTTAGCGATGCTTGTTTAGCAGACAATATTCACACACAATTTACAGATAGTCCGGTAACTGACAAACTTGTAATGAAAGATTTGTGCTATCGTGGTCAAGGGTTTATAGGTCAACATGGTAAAGAAACAAAGACCAGTTGGGATACTCTAAGCTATACCTTGCTACAAAGTCATAATGTATATCAACATATTGCCGCAGTACAAGAAGCTAATCGTAGATACGAAACAGGTATCATGCCTAAGATGGTTATGAATAAGTTTGATAACAACCACTTTGGTGCTATTATCGATGAAATTTTCAGTCTCAAAGATAGGCAAAAGAGTATTGATTTGATTAAACAACATTCAAATCTTTGGACACAGATGCAATCGGGAAGTCAAGGCATTAGTGGTAAGAAAACAGTTAATGCTATGACAATGTTTGATAACTTATTTGAAGAAGTAAATACAGACGAGTCTGCAACTATCTTAGAAGATGAGGATAGTGATGACGCAATCATAGAAGCTTTAGGAGAATAAAATGCCCTACACTACACGAATTAGAACGCTAGAAGAATCATATCGTTTATTGGATGACCAGATATTTCAATTAGAAAAAACCGGTTCTGCTGATACAGATAAAATAAAAAAATTACAAGATGCTAAATCTAAGTACCTTAATGAACTTAGAATCATGCGTAGAGCACAATGGGATCATGACCATGAGCGTGTAGACCTAGATGATGACCGATGAAATACAAGAAAATTATTACGTGTGGTTGTAGCTTCAGTGATCCTACAACTCCTTACACATGGCCTAATCAGCTAGAAGCCTACATTACAAAGAATATAGATTCTACTGTTAGATTTGACCATCGAGGTTTAGCAAGTCAAGGTCAAGAGTTAATACAAAGAAAAGCTAGTCACGCTATTTTTGAAGCATTGCAAACAGGGTATAAACCTGATGAAATTGCCGTGTTTGTAATGTGGTCTTCGGTTGATAGAAAATCATTCTATGTTGATAATCCAGATTCAATAGATGAAATTGTTACTAACTGGAAAGGTTCTAAACAAGGTTGGAACCTACAGTTTGCTGATTTAAAAAATCAGTCTACTAGTTTAGAGTTAGTTAACACCGCAGCAGAAGCACATAATGAAGTGCGTTACAATAAGGCGGGTGGATGGTTTATTACATCGGGTCAGGTGCCTGACGAGATACAATTAGTACGTGATTATTTTATGTTAGGTAGAGATACTATCTCAGTTGGAATATGTCATGACAGTTTGCAGAACATATTAGCATTGCAATATCTATGCCAAGCTAAGGGCATCAAACTCTATCAACAATTTTATATGGATAACATCATAGAGGACCTTGCAAGGCATAAGGATCATCAAATTGTAAAATATCTGTATGATGATTTGGACAAATCTACCTTTATATCAGACCGTTCTATTCACCATTACATGGATGATCGTGAAGAAATGTTTGTAGGTGTGGGGAACTCTCATCCAAATGGCTTAGGGCATCGAGTATGGCTTAATGAAGTCATGCTACCCAAACTAGAACAGGATAACTTCTTTGACTAAGTTAACCAATAGTCTAGATTTTCTTATTAATTTACTGTATACTAATAAACATGTTAACACAACACGAACAAGCAATGTCTGAAAAGCGCACACGAATTAAACAAAAAGCAAACCGCACTATCTTTGTGCGATTTCAGAAAGAGGGTATTCATAAGTACCCAGCGGCAGCAACAGACCCTAACTTGGCAACAGGTGATGAGTATGATGTTAGCTTTCTAGCAACTCCGCATCGTCACATCTTTCACTTTGAAGTGACGATTGAAGTATTTCACAACGACCGTGATATCGAGTTTATTCAATTCAAGCGATGGTTAGAGAACCAATATTCTCAAGGCATTCTTGCATTGGATTACAAGAGTTGTGAAATGATTAGTGATGACCTCTATGAAGTCATTGCAACTCGATATCCAAATCGTAATATTGTTATCTCAGTATCAGAAGATAACGAGAACGGTGCTACGATTTATTACATGAAAACTGAACCTTATCAATCACTCGCTATTTAAAGGAATTATCAAAATGGCAAAACCACAAATCAAACACAACCCTCGTGTCACTCAACTCTTTGATGATCTGGAAAACTATCTAGACTTCTGCCAACGATTTGGGTACAAGTTTGATGAAGCAGACTTGTACAGTAATAAAAGTTACATCTACCGTCAGTTCGCTAAATACCTTGCAGGGAAGCCTGTTAGGGATAATTGGGAATTAGATGCAAAACCAGTATAAAGTTGTTATTGTAACCGGCGGCTTCGATCCGATACACAGTGGTCACATTGCGTATCTAGAAGCTGCTAAAAGACTCGGCGATCAATTAGTCGTCGGTCTTAACAGCGATGAATGGTTGGTTCGTAAAAAGGGTCAACCCTTTATGCCGTTTGAAGAACGGATAGCTGTCATGACTAGGATGAACATGGTTGATTGGGTAATCAACTTTGATGATAGTGATGGCAGTGCAAAATGGGCTATTTACGCTACCCGTGAAAAGTTTCCAGATGCAACTATTATCTTTGCCAACGGAGGAGATAGAACATCAGTAAACATTCCTGAAATGGATGTAGAAGATGATAATATAGAATTTGTATTTGGAGTAGGTGGTGAAGACAAAAAGAATTCAAGTAGTTGGATTCTTGAAGAATGGAAGAACCCAAAAACAAAACGACCATGGGGATGGTATCGTGTTCTAGATGATAAACCAGGATACAAAGTCAAAGAACTTGTAGTTGATTCTGGGCAAAAATTAAGTATGCAACGACACCAAGATCGAGCAGAGCATTGGTATATACTTACGGGTAAATGCGATATTGTAACTGATGTAAAAGATGATATAATCAAAGTATCAAAGTCTGCAAACGAAACATATGTTATAGGTCAAAATACTTGGCATCAGTGTCAAAATAATTATGACGAACCCTGTCATATATTAGTAGTGCAGGATGGTAATCGTTGTGTAGAAGTAGATATAGAAAGAAA